TCTTTCGAAGTTCGAAATGGCCGAAATGGACGAAAGCTCGTCAGAATTCACGTTCTACAACTTGATAGTTTCCAGTCAAGTTGAGTTCGAGAATCTCTTCAATCGCTTCATTCGTTGCTTCGAGTTGATCGGCTTCGGTGAGGTCAGTACTAGTGGTAGTGACCCGTGCCAGGTAGGCGCAGGTGTGGTAACCTTGACTTACATCAAACTTAAACCACTCTTCGAACTCATCGAAAGGATCGTAAGGATTGTCCTCGGTAGTGAGTGCTAGGCGTAGCATGGGTCTAAACACCCCGTTTCAAGGACAATGGACAGTTGACAATGGACAAGAAGCTAGCCATTCAGGTACTCCCTAACTCTAGCTGTAGAAATGCCCAATGCCTCAGCGATCTGTGCTGTGTTGGCTCCGTTAGATCGAAGAGTCTTGATTCGATCCTTCTGAGCACCAGCAAGAGGAAGCTTCTCCTTTGGCAAAGCCAGTGACTTGATGGTATCAAGATCAGAGTTGGCTAGAATATGCTCCATCATCGAGTTAGATATAGCACCTTTCTGGATGGCCTCCCACTCACGAGGGGTGGGGACCACTCTTGTGCCTTCTCTATCGTAACCAAGACGGCGACGGGCGGTCTTGATGGCCATGGCCTCAAGCTTAGCCCGTTCTTTCTTGGTCAAATTTGGATTTGATTCAAGCTTCTTCTGCACAACACCTTGTGCCACTAGCTGTGCCTGCCGCTCTAGGGGCTTCTGTTTGAGGGCCCGGTTTAATTTAGCGCGGAGGGTGGCAACTTCAGGGGCATACCTCTTAGCAGCCCGGGGGTCTCGTTTGATGGCGGGGGTTGAAATAGCACGCTTCCTAATATCGTTGGCCATGGCCTTCAACTCGTTGGCGTGCTGTGCGTAAATACCCTCCATCAGTGTACCAGAGGACAGCTTCCTAGCGTCGGTAGCCTCTGCCATCCTGGTGGTCTTGGTCTGCTTCTTGACTAGCTTGCCCTGCTTGTTAATATAGGACTCACCAGTCTCCTCGTAGACCCTGCGACCAGTGGCTGCATCATATGGACCGCCCTTCGCTGCGCTGCGTGGCTTGCGATGGGGTACATACTTGACGCCCTTGGACCTGGAAATAAGAGTGGCCGCACCTTTATCGGCGCCACCCTGGTACTTCCTCTTCAATGCGGCTATGCCGTTGTCTACCTCGGACTGTTTGTAGTTGAGATTATGCTTCTCGGCATCAATAACAACCATGGAGTGACGAACAGCCCGGGATAACTCATCGGCACTGGCACCCTTGAGAGTCATGTCGGTAATAAGATTGGATACCTTACCCATCTGGGTCTGAGTATCCGACATCCTCTTCATACCAGGGTACCCAGGATATGTTCTCTTGGGGTCGAATCCTTTCAATCCCTTGAGCGGAGCGGTGGAACGAATCCGGGTCTTCCCTTTGTTGGGGATTACCAGGACGGAGTCGCCATCAAAATCAGCACCGCTAAGACGCTCAGCGACAGAAGGATGGATCCCAATAGCATCCCTAGCATTGCCAAGAATACTTCGAGACTTCTTACCTCGGTTGTTAACAGTGAGCGTAGGAATCTCGAAAGTCCCGCCATGAGGATAACGCACGAGACTAACAACGTCACCGTCCCGATAGTTAGGAGCATACACCTCACCCTTCTTGAGATGGGGCATCGGCAATAACACCTGAGACGCTTGACCTGGGAGGGCCTTGGCCTTGAGATGTACCGAAGCCGAGTCGCAGTCATCAGCCAGGGACATGAGCATCCGCTTACGAATAACGGGATTCGTAAGACCCATGATCTCATCGAGCTGTTTCCGCTTTTCATCACGGACAGCCTGGAGTTGGCGCTTGGCCAATTTGGGGGACTGCTTAGATAAGAACTGTGAGGCCAGGGACTGGGACCATGAGTCCCACTTGCCCTCCTCATTCACAATATTGAGTGCGCTCAGTTCCTTCTTGCCAGTCTTCGGGTCCTTAAATAACTTCTGTTTAACGACCGCACCAAATGGATTCTCGGGATCATCCTTCATGGGCTTGAGGACCGTGTGGTCCTTGGAGCCCAGCATGGGTGTGCCCTTCTTCTTGTTGGTGTTGAAGACTATGTCCTTGCCCTTCGGAATATCATCCGAGTACATGGCCATGCCCTTGAGGTAGTGCGTTCCGTCAACCGAAATACGCACCTGGGCGTAATTGGAGCCACCGAGGCTGAGCTCTTTGACTCCACGACGAAGCAGAATAACCCCGTCCATGTCAGTACCGCCGTCTTCGGCGTACTTGATGGCGACCTTCTTTGAAGATATGGCTCGAGGAGTACGAAGCCCGGTCGACAGCAGCCCCTTCTCGTCGATGACTACACCCGGAGTGCGGATCTTGTCCCTCTGTGCATGAATATCGGCAGCTTTGGTGCCGGGAGGGGCGAGAACCTTGAGAATAGTGTAGTTATCGCTGTTGGCCTGCTTGACCTTGACGTCATGAGTAGTATATCCCTGAGCCTTCAGGGCCTCGACGGCGGTCTTCAAAGACGTCGACGAACATTGGAGGTTCTGCTCAACACCAAGACCGTATTCGATGAACTTCTTCTGCTTCACCTCGTCGGCCAGAATATCCTTGACCCTGGTGATCTCGTCCTTGCGATATGACGCGTTGGGCTTGAGAAGCTCACGAACCGAGGACTCGTTGAGTCCCATGCGTCGACCGATCTCCGTGTTGGGCAGACCGGCGTCCTTGAGGCGAGATGCTCGAGAAATATCGCCCGCCTTCTTCTCGGCACGAGCGATGCTGTTCAGAGCACGGTACTCGGTGGTGCTCATGCCCCAGGCTTTAGCAATATCGACCTCGGACATGCCCTGCGCCTTGAGCTTGTCTCGCTCAACGAGGAAGCCCTGGGCTGACTGATATGGATCCTTACCGGATCCCCAAGGATAGCGACCGGAGTGCCGCTTAGTCCCGTAGTGTTTGAGGATATCGGAGGGCATCAGTTCTCCTCAGTCTTGATCTCCTCGATGAGCTTGTCAAACCAGACGATCTTGTCCATGATATGGGCGATGTCGTCGGGCTGCGGAGTGTCTACCAGAATATCATCGTTCTGGTAGATGCGAGTCTCGACGTTGATCTCGCCGGGCAGCTTCTCGTACTCCAGGCAGAACAGTGCTGCATAGATATGAAGCTGGATCATGTTGACGCGAGTCACGCCGGTCTTGAGGTCGTGGATGCGGAGAAGATGCTTCTTCTCGTCGAAGCCGATGGCGTCGGCGGTCCCGAAGGCATTCTCACTGTGATATAGCACGACCTCAGGGTCAAGACCGTAGCCAATGGCGTCGTTCACGTAGGCGTTGAAGGTGGCCTTGTTCCTCGGCATCCGCATCTTTAGGCGAATATGCTCTGCGGCCAGGGCGTGAAGCCTGGTACCCATCGCTGCCGCTTGTGCTGTCCTGAATGCCTCGCCCAGCTTCTCGTCGTCGTAGTTGACCCAACTGTGCTTGCTGGCGCTCAGAAATGCGTGCAGGCCCTCCAGCCTTGAGTGTACGTTCCAGTTCATCGAGCGTTCCTTTCTCGTTCTCTGGGTATATGAATGATGCGAAGGACCACTCACCGAGCTTGTCGATGAAATGATCCTGGTTCGGTCGGTGAGCAGCATCAGCGCTTCTCTTGACCTCGAGTGCGGCCCACTTGGATCCGAATATGATGATCAGGTCGGGTATGCCCTGATTGTGGTTCGGATCGTTCTTGAGGATGAGGCAGCCGGGAAGACGTTCCTCGATCCTAGATATGAGTCCGCGTTGGTAGTCACGTTCGAGCATGGGGTCTATCCTCGAATCAAGAATTATACCCACGGTTGGCCCTGGCGCCGCATGTGTCGGTACTCGTAAGTTGTTTGAGTGTTCTATGCGGTGTTGAGGTAGCGTAGTTTCAGCCAGCCGTGGGAGCTGTGGTGAAGAGAGGGGGTCAAAAATATAGAAGGCCCATCTCCTTCATTAGGATACATGTTCGCGACGCGGTCTATTGTACATGTCGTTGAGTCTTGTGATGGTGGTGCATGTACAATACAGTGCATGTACAATACAGTGCATGTACAATACTTGCCATTTGCCACCCAAACCCTGTATGCTCTCTATATATAAGAAAATTTACTCAACTCCTGGTAATCGGAACAAAACTGGCAAATTGGGCAAAATGGGGTATAAACGTTGAAATTGCAACGAAAAGTGATGGCCAGATCCGTGGCCATCCCCGTTTCAAAACTGGCAAATCGCCCCAAAACTGGCAAAATTTGGCGCACGTGTACAATACAGATTCTGGCCCGTTTCAAAACTGGCAAAAAAACTGGCAAAACGCATGCGTCACTCCAGTCACACAAACAACAGAATCGTTGCCCACCCGCCGCACCAAGTGGTACAACGGGTGGTACAACAATCACCTCAGAGAGTCATAAAAACCCCTCTCATTGAAGATCTCCTTAACCCGAATCGCCCTCGAAATGGCCTGATCGATGGGCGACTGGCTCTTCAGGTAGTAGTAGTTCAAGACTGAATAAGGAGTGTTCAGCCTGTCGATTCGCCCCTCACACTGCTCCATGACCTTCCAAGAGTAGTTCTGAGAGAAGAATATCATCGTGTCACAAGTGGTGCAGTTCCAAGCTTCTGCACCGGCAGTGTATTGTACAAGGTATACCCATCGCTCGCCTCCCGGCAAGGGTTCATGCTTGTGTCCATTGTACTCAGCGATCGGTACTCCGAGAATATCCCCTAACGACCGCAGCATGAAGAGCTCATAGTCGAAATTATAGAAGACGATGACTCGAGGATGCTCCTCGCACAGCTGTCGAACAGTCTCAAGTCTCACGGGATCCTCATTCGTCACTCTTCTCAAGACATGACAGAGACCTCCTGCGTTCTTGATGGGCTCTTCCTTGTACGGATCGAAGCGATACTTCTGGATCGTACGATATGGCTTCTCCTCGTAGGATACCGGGACGTCCGTCCGCTTCTTAACCGTCTTTTTGACGAAAGGCATGTCAACTAGGACCTTCTTACGAAGCCGCAACAACTTCCCCTGCCCAAGATATCGCTCAAGACGAGGGTAGCCAGCTCTGTAGTTGAACTGGCAGTGTTCCCTCTCGAACTGGGTGCGGTTCTTGAAGAAGCCATTGGCGATAAACACCGGGCAGTAGTCCATCCAGTTATCACCAGGGGTGCCAGACAGCATGATCCACTCGTTATGGCGAGCCATCTTGACGAATGTTTTGGCCCATTTGCCGTTGCCGATAGCCCTCTGCTCGTCGAATATGATGAAGGAGTCACGGACGTCGCTGTAGTTACTGATGTTGTTCCACGAATCGACCGTCGTGTAGTCCGTCAGTCCATACATCGAGACATCGCCCTGCCAATCAAGGTCATCTCTCTTGCGAGCAGTGGTGATTATATATAACCTGGGTCCTTCGGCAAGCCGCCTCGGAAGATCGGCCGGATGCCGCACCCCCAGAACTCTCTCAACGTAGTACTGGAGGGCGACAACCGACTTCCCCGAGCCCGGCTTACCGGTCAATATGCACCCATTCCTCAGGTTCTTCACCGCTTCGACCTGATGAGGCCACAGATCAACCGGTCCCAAGGCTCAGTCCTCTTCGGTGAGTATCTGGACGTATGGCTCGTCCACATTCACGGCGACACATGGAAGGTCTTCAAATATGACCTTCTCCTCGATAGCATCCCGAACGGCCACCATGAGTCCGCCGTCGTTCGCGTATGACCAGATATTGAAGATACCCTCCTTCTCGTATATGATCTCATCCCCTCGGCTGATGACCAGAATGATGTGGCCCGGTGGAATCATGATGTCTTCTTTTCACTGTCGTACAGCGACGGCCGCATCCAAATGGTTGTCAGATGGTTGACGTCGTCCTTCTGCTCCCACTCTCGACTCGAGAAGGTCATGATACCTCCGTCAACTAACCGGAAATACCAGACAGTCCAACCGGTCTCGTCGTACTCAGCCCAGCGCTCACTGAACTCCGCTCGCCGAATGTCATTCCCGTACTCCCAGATCAGGATATACGGGTCATGCCCGTCGTTGTGCGGGCTCCTGTACTCGCTCACCACAGAACTCCTTGGTAGATACTTTCCCACTTGCGTCGTTTGGCGTCCCACGCCCTCCTCATCGAGTCGCTGTGGGACTCCAGGAAGAGGTTTGAGAGCCTATTATCGGTCAGGTCACCATTCAGGTGTGCAACCCGCTGCAAGGGCTCCAGAGGGCCGTTGAAGGCCTCCCAGACCATCTTCTGGACGTATTTCGTCCGTCTAATCCCACGATCCCACAGGGTTACCTGGACATACCCATTCGCCCTAAGGCACGGCGTGAGGATCTGACCAGTCGAGATACGACGAACCCTACCGAGATCACTGACCTCGATATCGTCGATGATGCTGTCTTTAAATGTCTCAGTAGGAGCCAAGTCGGCAGTGCTGGGGGATTCCACTCTCCCTCTCTCCTTTCACTCCGTCGACCATGTGAATATAGTACTCGACTGGCATGTATTCCTTTCCGTCCTCCTCGATGATGGGCTTGTACTTCGGTCCGTCCTCCTTATCACCCTTGGGCGGAAAGTAAGGGTACTCGTCACTCAGATACAGGTTATCCAGAGCGCAGTTCCAGACGTTGCCGTCTTTGTGGCAGAGATAATGCGAGTTGACCTTCTCGCCCATGAACGTCTCCCAGACGGTGAAAGCAACCGGGAAGGTCCGGCTCTCTCCGTTGACACGAACGGAGAACATGAGGTTGGTCCTGCTTGGGGGCATCATGGGCTTGATCCGGTGAAGGGTTTCCATGTTGATCAATTCGCCGCCCTTACTGATGGCAAAGCCCGGCCAGCGATCCAGAGGCGTGAATTCCTCGTTCAGGTCCTTCAGATATAGGTTCTCCAAGGAGCAGTTCCATGGGTCGCCATCTACATACCGAACCTCGTGCATGAATGAGATCTCGCCGTGGAAATGGGTCCAGATGATCTTGCTGAGGAGCTGAACCCGGTAGCGATGTCCTTTGTAAAAACGGATCTGCGGAAGACCATACCGGGAAGTCCGGATAGGTATAAGCTTGCCTGAGCGCTTCCCGTAGACAGTTCCGTCCTCTCGGATATCGTAGATGTTCGGGTCGGGCATCGGGTTAGGCGTTGCCATCACTAGCCTCCTCAACAAGTCGGTATGCAGAAATCAGGTCGTCAGCTACTCCGAGTAGCCCCTCCTTGTGCCAGGCGATCCAGTGTTCGCCATCCCGTTCCACGGTATATACCTTCATGCCCAGTCCTCCTTGACAACTACGGTATCCTCAGTCCACTCCTCGCAGATGAATTGGTCGATGGGGAGATATGTGAGGGTGTCATCCATCTCGACGATGACCAGAGCAGCCCGGGGATCCTCGTCTCCGATGTCTCCATTACAACATAAATCCTTGATCTTTCGCTGAGCTACACGACAATCGAGCGTCTTTAAAACCAGCTTCATCGGTGCCTCCTACACAAGTACAATACAGAAAAAAGAGGATCAGTTCTTGTAGCGAGCGGTGATTACTTGATTTTCGTCGTCGACCTCGAACTCGCGGATGTATCCTGAGAGACGAACGCGGTAACCATTATCTTTCAAAATCTCGAGGCTTCCGTCTTCTGTCCAACGTATCTTTCCTCTGACGCTCCAGTTCTCGATGTAATCTACGTTGGATTTGACATTGATGGTCCACTTGTCAGTTCGCGGTTCAACAATCTCATACTCGTCTGGTTCCGGTTCGATAGGGTTGTCTTCCTCAATCGGAGGGAGTTCCCAAATAATCAGAGAGTCGTCTCCGACGATGTCGAATGTGCAGTCGTCGGTACTGGCCTGGACCTCATGTACACCAAGTTCGTTATTGGTATCGACCTGTACGATCCACTCGGTGAACCCGGGCTTGTCGACTTTGGCTGTGGCGACGATGTCGAAGTCGTAGCTACGGCCTTCGCGTGTGTGGAAATAAAGCTTCTTGAGCATGCGTTCGTTCCTTCTAGTGGGTATGGGGGCCCCAGGTCTCCCCAGGGCCCCCGTGGATATGGATGTCAGTGCAGGATCGGCTCGTAGAGGCCCCAGAGCTGACCCTCAGTCATGAGGTCGAACTTGTTGTCGCTACGACGGATGATCCACTTGCCGACGGCGCCTGTATGTAGGTGGGCCTTGATCTCCTCGTCGCTGGCGGCCCAGTTGCGGACCATGCGGAGATTATCATCCGTTACCTTGACTGCCTCGCAGACGCTACGGCGAGGGTTGAAGAGCTTGACTTCGAGCGGCATCAGAACGGAACCTCCTCGGTGTCGGCGTCCTCGGCGTACATAGCCTCAAGCTCGTCCTCCACAATAGTGAAGAAGCCCTTGTCAAGATATGCCGAGCAGAACTCTACTCCGGCTTGAGTACGTCCGTGGTAGGGGCGGAGGGCAATATCGGCCCGCTCTAGGTCTGCGAAATCGAGGGCGCCGACTGTCTGCTCGTTCAGGAGCGTACGAGTACGTCCGATGATCGAGACGATCTTGGGTGGACGGCCTCCGAAGTTGACCTTCACCTTGATATAGGGAAGGGGCTCCTCCGTGTCGTCCCGAGGCTTCAGGGTCTTGATGTTGAACCCTTCGGTCCGGAAGTCGTCGACGGCGTCGTCAGGGAGGATGACGCAGAAAGTGCGAGCCGTGTTCCCGAATCGGTCCTTCTCGCCAGCGAAGTTGCGGAAGAGAAGTCGGGCGTTCTTGATAGTGTAAGTGTTGACGGCCATGTCGTGTTCCTTTCTATGGGGTAGTAGTCTTGAGATAGAACTTGGTCGACGAAATATGGAGGAGAGTAGAGATCGTAGTTCATTCCCGGGGCCAGCGGTTGATGTGGATCATGTCCTCTGCTGCCTCGAACCACCAGTAGAAATGTTTGGTGTCGTAGACCCGAACCGGATTCAGGCGCTTGTCGCCCTTATAGCGGAAGTTGTAGTACGACTCGTAGTCCCACAGCTCGAATTCCGGTCCCGAGCTGTCCAGGATGACCCATCCCTCGCTATTAGACTTCATTCCTAAAAGTGGCTCGTGGACGACATCGAGCTCCTCAGCCCAGACCATGTGGTCACTCATCGGAGACCCCTTCAATGGAGTTGATCCCAACGATAAGACCCGCCTCTACAAGGCAGCGTACGAGGTCCCGATCGTCCAGCTCAGTGCGGCAGATGTCGAGGAGGTTCTGGACTGTCTGGCGACGATAGTGACCATAGCTGCTGCGGTCACAGCACTCGAGCTTATCGATAAGCTCCTTGATATCGTCGTCCTTCAGGTTCGCCACCTCGTCCCGAAGGTAGCTGGTGTAACCGATGAGGATATCGTTAGCGGTCTGGCCGCCGTCGTAAACAGAAGAGAGCATTGTGTTCGTTCCTTTCTATCGAGAAACCTAGAACCCGGGTTGGGTTCTAGGAGTGAGGTTGGTTCAGTTGGTCTTGAATGTGTCGCAGATGTTCTTGGCCATGGCGAGCATGTCCTCTTTCGTCGCTGAGAGGTGGTGCTGGTCGCAGTAGTCACGTGTCGCGTAGTAGGCGAACGTAGCTATGGCGAAGCCAACACCCATCTCAGCAAGGTTGGTGAGGACGTACTGGCGGGCGAGGGAGGGGCAGGACATGGCAGTACCTTTCTGGTGGGGGTCTCATTATATGCCCTGCCCGTCTCGCGATTCATACTGTTAGGAAGGTATCCACGTCCGTGTACTTACGGATTTGTCCAAGGGCGTCATCCACGAGTCCACGTCCGTATCGATCATCATAGACGTCTCGCCAGTTGTCCTGGGCATCCTCGTAATCCATCCAGAGATACCCTTTGCAACCCCCGACATCGCCGTACGAAATAACCTCATTACCCTCTTTGTCCACTCGATGATTCTCTCGTACAAGTCGACCGGCCCCGGGAGTGTCTGGGTTAACGGGAATGAAGCGCCCGACGCGTCCGACGAATTTGCGGTCGTTCTCGCCGAATTCAAGCAACATTCGTGTAGTAACCGATCGTGTCTGGGCGACATCTTCGAGAGCCAGAGGATCTCCGGTGAAGAGAGTCTTGTAGACGACCGGCTCTTGGAACTGCTTGCCGGTTGCGTGCCAACCGTCTTTGTCGTGTGCGATATAGACGGCATCGTTGACGAGCAACATACGATCGTAGGTTGCTTCGTGCTCGAATGTGTAGCCATACTTCTTCCCAAACTCGAAGACCTCCGAAATGATGCGATCGTCGGCGTTCGGGATCTTGATCGAGTCTGTCTTGATGTGGGCAACGGTGTATCCTTTCTCCTGAACGAAATGTTTCAGGTCGACCATGAACAAAGCGCCGCGCTTGGCGACGATGTTGTCCACGTTCCGGGGGTCTCGGAGTGGGTTGTCGAATTTGGCGGCGGTGAGTCCGTACGTCGAATTCAGTGCGATCTTCAGCGCATAGGCCAGAGCGTCGAGGTTAGAGTCGTCGTCCAGATATGGAGCCAGCGCCCCATTCAGGATCTTCCGAGCCTCGTCGAGTTCCTTGTGCTTGATCAAGATACGAGCCTTCTTGAGCTCGCTGTACCTCTTGGTGTACGGCCCGAACAGCTGGAGATTCTCGATCGACGTAGGATGCATCGACGCAATATCCAGCAGGGCCACGTTCTCGTAGTATCCGGGCTCGGAGTAGACGTAGCCGCCCTCGCCGACCTCCTCACCACGATATATCGACTTGCCGTACTCGTACTTGTAGCCGGGGAACATCTCCGACAGGTCTGTGTACTGCAAATACTTCTGAGTGTCCCGCTGACCCTGGAATATGATCTGGGTGGTCAGCTTGTTGGTACTGGAGTTGACAGGGAGACCCGCGATCGCAGCGAGGATCTGACGGGCCTCCCAATCCGCCTCCAGATGGTCCCATACCTTCTCTGTGGCGATGACGTCGTTGTCGCAATATGCGGCGACCTCTTCCCACATCTCCTCCGGCACTGGTTCGTCCCATGGAAGACCGAGCTCCTTGTGGTGGATACCCAGCTCGATCTCCCACTTCTTGAGGGACTGCTTCTTGGCGGCGAAGTCGTAGATATCGGTGTAGGACAGGTTGTAAGCCTCTCGGAATCCCTCCTTGATGAGGTTGTTGATGATCTTACGAGAGAGGTGATAGAGCTGGATATTCGAGTAGCCCAGGATACGACCGTAGAGGATATGGTTGTCGTACCGACGGTTGTTGAAACCGACGAGCTTCTTCTCGACAAGATCGGAAATCTCGTTCGGAGTCGGATTGATCATCCTCTGGATCTTGTTGGCGCCACGGACCTTCCAGTTCACAAGGAACAGGTTCGGGAATACCTCGACGTCGTAAATAATTGGGGTATCGTCGTCCGGCTCCTCATAGGTCTCCTCATGGTCGCTCTCCGAGGAGAACGGCATCTCCTGCACCAACTTGATGCAGTAGTCGGCCTGATGAGTGGACTTCATGGCGAACGTGAGGACCTTCTGCCTCATGTCCGATACGTCGTAGTCCATCCCAGACTCCTTGGCGTCCGTCAGCACCTTCATGATGAAATCGATGCTGGGCTTCGTCCCGGGATGGAATTCCTTCCTCAGGTTTCGCTCTATGAGTTTCCGGATGGATTTCTCGTTCTGCATGACCTCCTGACGGATCAAGGGTTTCTCCTTGACGGGAAGATATCCGTCCTCAACCGTGGTAAGGCCCTGGTGGGCGGTGCACTCGGTGAGGCGTCGACGGAGGGCGGATTTGCCTGAGTAGACCTTGCACTCGACTCCGGGCCGCACCAGCCGTGAAAGTACGGAAGGATCCCCCGAATATCGATAGTGGATGTGGATTCCACCCCCCGATCGGCTGAGTTCAGCATAGGAGGGAACCCACCGCCGAGCCTCTTCCAGACACTTGTCTCTGTCCTTGTCGAGGTCGATGTCGATGACGACGTCTTGCTCGGGTACGAGGACATAATGCTCCTTTCCAGTATCCAAGTCCTTCAATGTGGTCGTGACGTCGTCCCAACGTTTCGCTGGGAGGCCGTTTTCATTGGCGTACTGTGCAGGACGGTCCTTGTAGAGCTCGTCGAGATATGACGGCTGCTCCTTCATCTCGGTCCAGTCCGGAATCGGGCTCTCCTTCTTCTCCCCCTGGGAAAATTTGGATTTCAATAGCCCCTTGTACACCTTGCGCCGGCGGTTCCCATCGATCATGATGCGATCGTGGAACTCCTCGAAGTAATCCCGGATCTCGTCCTTGAACTTGTACATAGGGTACATAGTTCCGTCCGAATATGTCTGGGAGTACTCTTTGTACATCTCATAGATGCGTTTGAGAGATACACCATCCTCATCGTCCAACTCGTCCTGATAGAAATCGAGGAAGTTGAAGATGGGGTTGGTCTTACTCATCATGCCGATGGGTTTGTAGTCGTCGTAGTACGACGGACCTTTGGACTTATAGAGTTCCACGCAGCGCTGTACGATGGATCCCCGTTCGTCCTCGAGTTGGGACATGATCTCTTTGTACCGACGAATATCGAGCTTTCGTCCAGAAGGCTCAACGTCGATAAGACGTCTCGTCAGTCCGCTCTTCGAGTCGGTGATACGGACCGGCAAGTTGGTGCCCACGAACAGCATCGCTTCAGGCTTGAACGTGTAGAGGGATTTCCCTTTCTCATTCATGACCATCGGTTCATGAGATACGAGACTATTCAGGCGGCTGTTATCCGCGATCCGGGAGAGGTTGCCGTCGTGCTGAATAGCCACTCGAGGATTCGATTTGAATGGCTCAAGGGCAAATTGGTCGCTGGGTCGCCCAAGAGCCGCTGCATCGAACTGACCGATATGGCCGTCTAACAGTCTCGAGATAAGGTTCAGGACGGTTGACTTACCGGATCCAGCAGATCCGTAGAGCACGAAGAACTTCTGGATCCAGGCCGAGTCCCCCGTGAATATAGATCCGATGCCCCACTCAAGTTTCTCCCTCTCGTCCGGATCGTAGAGGGTTCTCATGAGCTCCTCGTAGGCGGGGCATGGATCGTCGCTCAGCGAATAGGAGAGTGTTCTGGTTGCGTAGTCTTCCTTCCTAGGAGTCTGGTTGGCGAAGAGTATCTTGCCGTCTAGAGGGTGATAGACGTCCGGAAGCTTGGACATCCACGCCTTGTAGTCGGAATATGTCTTGGAGTCGTAGTCCCCCAGATACCGCGCCCAGACGGACCCGTCGACTCTCTTCGAGGCCTCTTGGAATCGACGGGTGACGTCTGCGTCCACGATACGTATCAGGTCGTACTCATGAGTGCTCCAGAAATGCGTCTCTGGATTGTACACGGCGTAGAAGGACTTCCCACGAACCATGAGATCCTTGAATTCGTGCACACGCCAGGCCGGCCGTACCTCGGTGGTGCCCGACTTCAGGGCTCGCTCCTTGATCTCGTAGAAATCCATTTGACTCCTTATATGTCGTAGTTCTCCGCGAGATAGAGCTGCATCTGATACCAGAGCTCAAGGCGGTTCTGGTTCAGGAACTCCCCCGACTCGTAGAACTCGGGAAGGGACTTGAGAGGGAATATGCCTCCTCGTCCGTGAGAATCGTACTGACGACTCATCCATCGGTTGATAGCCTTCTCGACCTTTCGATCGAGTTTATCGTCCAGCATGACGTCGCAGTCCATGAAGTTGATTCCGAGGTTGTTGATCATCTCCCAGAAATAAGGAGCGGGGCCCTCGTCATCGTCCAACTCAAACGCCATACGATCAGCTAGTCCGAGAAGAACCTCGAGAACGTTGGCTGGGTGCTTGAGAAATGCGGGAGGGAGCTCGCCGCCGTAGCGGTTCCGCCACTCACGACCATCCATGTCCCGATTGCGGTCCATCATGGCGGAGTAGCGGAACTCGGTACGGTAGAGCTTCATCAGGAGGAAGTAGCTGTCGAACATGCTCGGCAGCTGACTTTCGTCCTCACCCAAGAATGAGACTAGGAAGTCGAAGTATTCGTCTTCCATCAGTGGGATCCTGAGTACGAGTCCTCAACAACCTCGAGGCGAATATCGTAGGAGAGGTTGAAGTTGCGGATCCACATGACCGTGATCTCATCGGGTCCGAGTATAAGATCGATGTCCCCGAGCCACTCGTTCTTGTTGTCGATCGTAATCATGTCCGTGTCGCACAGGACCTCGTCGTCGACGAAGTACATCAGGTCGACGCGCTCAAATCCGAATGCGCCCTCGTCGTACTCCTGCTCGGAGATGGCCCGGACGGTGTCCCCCTCCGCGACCTCCTCGCCGTCCTCTTCCTCAAAATCCTCTCCCATAATCTCGGAGAGGTCGTCCTCCATGGTGATGTCGAGATACTCGTCGTTGACGATCTCCTCATACTCGTCCATCGTCGGCTCCTTCACTTCCTCTTCCGGCTCGGCCGGAATCTCTACAGCCTTCTCCTCAGGCTCCTTCTTCTCGCTCTTCAAGTCCTGCACGGCAAGAAATGTCGCCGTGAGACCGACGACGAGCGCCGGTAGTAGTTTCACTTGCGTCCCTTTCGTTTAGTTGATCGACCGATGGCGAAACCGATCAGGATCAGAAATGCTACCTTCATCGAATTGCCACCCTGTCAATCTGGTCGTAGATAACGCCGTCGACGTTGAAGTCGAGGACGAACTTGGTGACCTCACGCCCGAGGACTGGGTCGTAGTCACGGTAGTTGAATACCTCGAAGTTGCCGAACTCGACGATACCGTCGCCGTCCTCGTTGTCGTACACCCAGCCGACCACGGAACCAGCAGAGGTCGGCGGTAGGCCGAGGCCCTTGTACACATCATTCAGGAGCAGATATCCACGAGTCCGCAGGATGTCGTTGGCGTAGTTCTCCTGAGCGTGGAGGATCATGAGGCTGTAGTCCTCGTTACCCTCCCAGGCTTTCGCGTTCTGGTCGAACACGACAGCATATGGCGAGACGCCGAGCTCACGCATGAACTCCTCAGGCTTGAGCTGGAACTCGCGCCCTGTCTCGTTGTAGTAGTCCATCTTCGCCTTGTCGAGGGCGTTGGCGTCAGCCTCGGCGAGAATACGCTCGGTCTCCTCCTTGCCGAAACCCTCCTCGATGCGGTCCTTGTAGTTGCGGAAGGACTCCTCGAGACCGGCGTAGGCCATGGACAGACCAGCAATCCGGTGTGCAGAAATCCGGTGCGCCAGGATCAGAGAAATGGCGGAGGCCGTACCCAGGCTCAGCGGCAGGGCGTAGTGCTTGACAAGATGCTTCGTCAGGTTACCCCAGGCACGAGCCTTGGCGATCTGAATCTCGCGCTTGTCGAACTTCTCCTCGTCCTCAGCCGCCTTGACTGTCGACAGTTCGTTCAGGTCCTCCCAGGTGACCTCGCCAACGCTCAGAGTCTGCTTGGCTGTGAGGACTGCGGTTGCGGTGAAGCCGGCGATCCCCAGCCCCGTCAAGATGGCGGGAGCGTGCTTGGAGACGATGAGAGCGCCCTTGCCGGCGAGGCGCGAAATAACAGTAAGGCTCATGATGCGAAGTACTTCCTCTCGTTAAGGCTCTTGTAGACTGCGATTACCTGACCGTCGCTCATGCGGTCAACTTTGTCGACCCACGCCGCCGATCCTCCGTACGCTAGGCGCAGCTTAGCGCGCATCTGCTCGACGCTCATTTGTTCTTCCTTATGTCGTTCACGATCGCTGCGATAAGAATGGCATTGATGACCAACAGGCCTGCGAATATGACCCAGACCGGCAGGGTCCCCAGTCCGGCGAGGATGAGTAGAAGAATGAAAACAGTGAGAAAGATGGATGTGAGACCGTAGACAGTTGTCATCTCTTCGTCGTTCATCGGACGTCCTCCGGCTTCGGTAGATCGAGAATATATCCATTGCGGGAACGGACAGCGCGTCCGCTACGGAGATCCCGCCATCCCCAGTTCTCGTCGGTGTACGACTGGGAGATGCCGGCCATGCCGTACAGGTCTCCCACGGTCGCCACGTCGTACTGGTCGCAGATGCTGATCAGGTGATTCAGGACATCCTCGGCCTCACTACGGGTTGCGAATATGATGGACTCGAGATTGTGCTCCCGACGGTCCCTCTGAGTGTACGGCCGCTCGGTTGGAGTCTCACGACGCCCGTAAGTCCGATTGGAATACGAAGTGTAGGTCTTGTTGCTGCGAGACCGCTGAGGACCGCCGTCGCCTCCGAAGAGCAGCCGGTCGATCCCGGATGTGAAGATATCGCTCACGGCGTTCTTGACGCTTGGCAGGGCAATATCCCAGAGAAGGTAGTTGGCCACCTCCTTGATGTCCTCGGCGAAGAACGCCTGAAGCGCCTGCTTGCCGAGACTCCCCTTGTCAATTCGCGCCGGAGTCTTGACAACCCTTTCAACGGCGGGCTTGGTCTTCCGTGAGTTGGAGGGGAAATCCCCACGCACGGGAATGTTGTCACTCATGTTCGCTCCTTCTGATATGCGGGGCCCCAGGTCTCCCCAGGGCCCCGCTCGGGTTTCTCAGGCCTCGATCGAACCGAATACGTCCGGACGATCCTTCTTCGCCTGCTCGAGGAGTGCCTTGGGCATGACGCCGTTGAAGAACTTGATGCTCTTCTTCTCGTCCTCCAGCAGGCTCAGAACAAACTCGTCGTAGAAGATGCTGTCCTTGAAATTGGCGAGGATCTCCGGCGACTTCTGGAATCGCTTGCCGTCCGACGACCGCTCGCCGTAGGCCTTGTCGACGATTTTGCGGAAATAGTCGAACAGCTTGAATTTGTCCTTGTTGGTCCAGTCCTCAGGCTTGCGAGACATGAACGCCTGAAGCGTGTCGGTGAACCCGCCCGGCTCCGACTGCTGGAGGTCGATCAGGTCCAGCTTGTTCATGTGGAACCAGAGGGTCTCGGTGACCATGTCGCCGTCAAAGGTCTCGGCGCTGACGTTCATCTTGATCATGGATATGCCTTTCAGTCCATCGAGTTGAGAGTAGTGGCTGCGAGCGACTTGGTCTGTTTGACAATATGATCCCACGAGGTCTTCTCGTCGAACTTGTCGCTCTTCTGGATGACGCGCTTGACTGTCTTGCCGTTCTCGGTGAGGGTAACCACCACGGCCGCCTGAAGCTCCATCGTTCGTTCCTTTCTGAAAATGAGAAACCTAGAACCCGAGTTGGGTTCTAGGGGTGAGTAGGATCAGTCGTCGGTCTCTTCGACGAGCTCAGCGTCCACGACGTCGGCGTCCGATTCGATGGCGGCGGGAGCCTCGTCATCACTGTCGCTGGAGTTAGCAAGGGCCTTCACCAGGACGAGCGCGGCGAAACCAGCTGCGGCGGGCAGCACGTAACGCGCACTCTTCTTGGCGACGGCACCGAGCTTGTTCCAGTTGACGGCGATGATGGGGGTCTCGTCTTCAACGGTCTCGGAGGTCGGAACGGTGGTGGCAACGGTGTTCTCGGACATGAGAGTTCCTTTCGAGTTGATGGGGTCTCATTATAGTGCGTGCAGAATTTGCGAAACCTATAACCCTCGGAGAGAGGGTTATAGGGGTCTAGTTGGTCTGAGGTGTCTTCACGGAGTCGATGGTCTCGGCAAGGGTCTCGGCATACTGTCGTCCGGCCTTGTCACCGACATATGTGCCAAGGACACTACTTCCGACGCCGTAGATAGCGGTCAATACCACTCCGGCTGGAGGGCAGAGAGCGCCGACAACGGCACCGGCGGTAATGCTGGCGGATGTCGAGGCGACAAGGGATACGACCTTGTATCCGGTGGTCTCTTTGAAACTCATGGTCATTCCTTTCTAGATGGGTCTCGTTATAGGCGGTGCTCCTTTCACGAAAGCTTGAACCACTTCTCCGTGGGCTCGACGACGAAATCGATCACCACGACGGCTTTCCCGTCGTCCGAGACCTGGGCGCCGTAGTGCACCTCGATCTGCCTCTGCTCATTCCACCCGAGCTGATCGCCCAAGGAAATACCCTCGAGGCCGATTCCGGCGTAGAACTCGTTGAGGCTAACGCACATCTCACGGAGGAGAGTGTAGTTGAGTTCATTGACGACACGGTCGATCTTGTTGACTGTGGACTTGAAATAACGGCCGCTATAGGCGTCGTAGAACAGGACGTCACCCTCGCCGCAAACCACAGCGGCATCACGAGGATATGGATCCATCTTGGACGCGGCGTTCTGGGAGATCGTCTTCTCCTCAGGGCCAAGTCGATCCTGGACGGAGGCGCGATAACGGTCGTACACCTGACGCGTGCCCTCATAGGCAAGGAGCAGGGACGACTCGCGCTTGACCGAGATGCCGTGGGCTCCGATGACACAAGCGCCTGTGGCCAATATGGCGATGGCCGGAGGAGCATAGATTTTGGCGTAGATCTTGATTCGCTGCTCTTTGGTTAGGCGCTTGAAGTCGTCGATATCCCACTCCTGCATCTGGCGGTCCGCATGGACGCTCAGAGCGACCGACGCTCCGAGGCCTAGCAGCGCCAGTCCAGTGAGGATATGGTGTGAGTTGCGTACGACGAAGTCCTGGGCAGCCTTAACGAATGCGAGGTTCATTTGCTCTCCTCTCCAATATTGATGAGTGCTTTATACCACTCGTTCTCTTCCGGATTGCCCTCTCGCTCCCGAATGTGGTCACGATACATCGTCTTTACAGAATCGCTCACGCTACTCTGGATAGCATTGATGAGCATCTGCTTGGCGACTTCGGGGGCCACGTCGGCTGGAACCGTGAGTGTGACCTTCTGTGTATTTGTGATAGGATCCAGATCGGAGAATTCCAGCTGGATGTCATCGTGGTCCAATTGCGTTCCTTTCTCGAGAAACCTAGAACCCGGGTAGGGTTCTAGGAGTGAGGCGGTCAGTTGGCGGGAGCGTTCTGCTCCGCGATCTTCTTGTTGAGCGCTCGCTTGATCTTCTTGTCAAGCATCTTGTTGGCGTAATGCTTGAGGGCGAAGGAGGCGGCGAGGGCGGCAACGGCAAAGACGACGCGGGTCATGATGGTTCCTTTCGGATGGGGTCTCATTATAGGACATGCAGAAACCGCGAAAACCTATGCCCTCGGTTAGAGGGCACGGGCGTTAGAGACTGGTGTCAGTGCGGATAGGGGTGTTGACATCCTGCTTCGAGATCTTGTAGCGAGAGAGCACCCACTTGACGATGGCGTAGATTCCAACGCAGTAGATGACAGACTTGACAAGGTTCTCGACGAGGCGGGAGATCAGCATGATCGGTCCTTTCGGTCTATAGGTCTCATTATATGCCCTGCTGATTCTGCGAAAACCTAGAACCCGTGAAGGTTCTAGGCGTGAGAGTCACTTCTTGGTAGAGTTCTGTCGGAAGATCTTCTCGATCTCGGCCCAATCTTCTTCGAGATACTTCTCTACATTGTCGGTCTCCTGGGCGGACGGAGTCGAGGTAGCCTTAAGGAGATGCCGCTGGTGGCGGACGGTCTTCTTGAGCTCCTTGATCTGCTGGGCCTGGGAGTAGACGGTGTACAGAAACATGACGAAGGAGATGAAGCCAAAGGCGATGAAGATGTTGGACATGATGCATTCCTTTCGTGAGGGGTCTCGTTATAGCGGTTGTAAAATCCGCGTTCCAATTTTCCCACCCGGGAATTTTTGGATTTCGAAAATCAGAACTTTTTGGAAAAACCTAGAACCCTTGTGGGGTCCTAGGCTTTCGTGTCTCAGATGCGGATCTTGGCGACGAATCCGAGTGCCTTTGAGGCGACGGGGAAGATCTGCTCAGCCTTCACGATGGCGAGGATTCCGAGGATAGAGCCGGCGGCGCCCACCACGGCATCGGGGCTGGGGCAGAAACGACGGTGTTTTGCGTCTTGAATCTGCTCAAGCTCCTTGATGCTGCGGAGAGCTTCGCGATAGGCTTCACTGTCGGGATCCATGCCGTCGATGAAAGCGTAAGCCTCTTCGAGGGCCTTCTTGGTGTTCGGCTTGTTGTCGGACATGGTATTCCTTTCAAAATGAGGGGTATCATTATAGACCATGTCGATCCCGCGGATCGTCAGACCTCGGAGACCTTCAGAGTGGCCGTGTCCTTCTTGGTCATGTCCTGAGCGGGGGTCTCCAGAGCGGCGTAGACCTCCTGGTTCTTGTGGTCCACATGAAGCACGCCGTCGACCTCGGGCTCGTAGTTCTTGGCCGCAAGACCGAGCAGAGCGCCCAGGAAAGTGTCGAGAGCGGTGATGGTACCCACAACCGCCTCAGTGTGAGGGAAACCCCACAAACCCGCCAGGGCGAGATACAGGGTGGCGAGGGCAGGAAGCAGGATCTGAGCAATCCACTTCAGAGTGTTGTATGTCTGATTCGACAGCGACATAGCGCTTGTCCTTTCTTCGGGTGTCAGGAAAATGGATCGGAAGCCGGTTCACGGCGTCCATTACCTTTTCGGCAGTCCCGTTTCCGCCGAAAGTGTGGTAGGGCTGATACAGATACTTCTGTAAGTCCTCAAACTCATCGATGGTGATGTAACCACGGGACAGATATGCGGTTCCCATAGCCACGATCTGGTTGTGCGCTAGACCCAACATAAGCTGAGTCTTGGCGTCATGCCTTTCCGCACGTTTCTGGAGATACGCCCAGAGACCAGTACTGGTGAGAACGGAGCCGAATATGGTGATCACCAGCTCCACAGTATGAGACATTTAGCCTCCGATAGAAACGATGGGGCGCACCCCGTACTTCTCGGTCCACTGGGCCCAAGTGACTCGACGCTGATCGCCGTAGTACAGGCCGAAGTAGTCCTTAGAGATCTGATCCCGGAGCCAGAAGGACTCGCCCGGGGTCGGAATCGGGTTGCCGACACGGAAATACGAGAACTGACGAGAGATGGGGCCGATGGTGTGCGTGTCGCCGTTGATCCGGTTGTGCACAAGATATGAGCCGAACATCTCGAACTCAGACGGAATGGTGAGTTGCGGGTACTCCCAGGTCCAGTCCTTCTCCGTGCGCTCCCAGGCGTTTCCGGTGTTCTCGTAACCGTGCGGCTCCATAACAGGGAACGTCCGGAAGTCCGACATGGCGAAGACCTGGGTAAGTGTGGAGAAGCGCACCATGCCGTTGGAATAGTCTCGTCGCATCTTGGAGCCGTTCCAGCCGTTCTCGCACCAGCCAGACTCGCCGATGTTGTCGATTCCGAGGTTCCGGTCGCTCATGACCGTGATCCGGTGCTGATTCTCGCCATTCGGGTAGTCCAGCCACCGATCGAAGTCGACGATGATCCACTTGCAGGAATTATCGTTGTACTGCCAGTAGTCGCCCAACCACAAGCCGTCAAACGTCCCGTTTCGAATGGCAGCCTTCTGGGCTGGCGTCATGACCCGTCCCAAGTTGTTGCCCCGAGTAATAACTCGCTTGAGATTCGGGTCGTTGTTGAAGGCGTTGAGGAAATCGTTCTTGTTGTTCAGAGCGATCTGCTTGGGCTGCATGACGCTCTGAGCCCACTGAGCCCACTGAGCGCCAACCCTGCCGCGGCAGTCCGTGACTTCGAAGTCCGTATTCGTCTTGGCGCCCCTGGGGACCCGAATATAGGCGATGATGACCTCGAAGGTGTCGTTCGTCTGAGTAGGCTGTGGGACGCCGCCGCCGGAAGTTCCCTGAATAACACGAGCACCAGCGGAGCGAACGCTGGGTGTCTTGTCGACCCTGAGGGTTATAGCATCGTAACGATCGCCATCCGTAGCACCCTCGGTGAGCGCGTAGACCTTGTTCGCGTCGTTCTCAATCCAGTGCCCCTTGAACCAGGCGCGGCCAGACTGTACGATGATCTCTCGTCCAGAGCCCTTGGCCACCTGGTAGCCTCGACCCCAGTTCTGGAATATACCGTCCGAGATGACTCCGTCGAACATGCGGCCGAAGTCATCTGCGGAGTACTTCCGGTCTCCGTTGATGGAAACGAAGAATCCTGATTTCTCTGTCATGTGATGTTCAACCCCGGTTTCGACTTCTGGATATCGGACAATGAGGTGAATGTTGGGTAGAAGACGTCACCCTCTGAGTCCGAGGATGTACGTATGTACTCGGTTACCCGAGCGATGTCCTGCTGCCCGAACTCGTTCTGGATCTGCACAAAATCGCCCAGGAAGAAGTCCTCGTTGTAAGTATACATGGACTGTTGGGCAGCCTCACCCGAGAACATCTCAATAGGCATATGACGCCAAAGCTCGGTGTTGCACTGCTCAGCAATCTGACGATAGATGGATTCGGGATCAATCGAAGCCACGCCGCTAGTACCACTACCAGTCGAGGTCATGTACCCATTTGTGTGTTCGATCGATGGGTTTTGAAAATAACCTTCCCGCAGACCAAGCCCCTTGGTACCGACGGTAACCGAGTTGTTCTGCATCGCAGAGTCTCTGCTGTCGTCGAGATACTCTTTTGAGAGCTGCAAACTCAAGGGTACAGTGAATTTCACAGCGCCCGAGAATATCTTTGTCCGCGTGGATACCTTAGACTTGAAATAGGTGGCCTTGGACAGGTTATCATACTTCGGTGAGAATACTACAGGAGGGCGTTCGCCTTGATTGAATGTGCGGTTCACGCCGTTGTATGTGTACCCGTACCAGTAATACGGATCTTCCCCGTCAAACTCGATCGCCCATCCGGACATAGTCAAGTCCGTGAGATTCTGAACCAGTTTATACCAGGAACCCTCCATAATATACGGATCGGTATCGTCGTAGGACGTATGAGTGTATCCGGCATTCGCCGATACGTTCCGTACAGTACCGTTGGCGTTCGCCCTGATGTTCCCAATGTCCATGGAAGAAATAGGTCGGCCTTTGCGAATCCCCGCGGGCAATTCATCGACCGAGTACCATCCGAATCCGGTGACGTGTCGCTCGTGAGACGTATCTAGCGAGTCCCGCTGCTTGAACAGAAGGTTGGTGTAGTGTTTTATAACGTCTTTGACTTTTCCTTTGGTTCGCTCATGCATGCATAGTCTGGTTCCCTCCCAAATGGGATAAGGATGCATGACACGGCGGTCCAATATGGACTCGAGGCTACGCCCACTGACTGTCAACAGTGACTGCTTACTATACTCGGTGTTTAGCTCGACCTGCTCGATGATCATGAGCTTGTTCGTGCCCTTGGTGTACAGGTAGTAGTCGAGTTGATAGATCTGCAGATTCTCCAGGGTGCCGGGAACCGTGAGCTTGAAATCGCCGAAGCCGTGGAATCGCTCGGTCCAGATGATGGACTTGTAGTCCTCGCAGATATGCTGGAGGATCATCGATTCATCAAAAACCGCAAGATACACATCACACCCCCTGGAAGAGAACGTCGGTTGAGAAATATACGTCCGTGAGATTCGGATCATTCATGGCGATCTGGAACTCGTTGACACCGGGTCTAAGCTTGAGCCAGTCCGAGTTACGATCCAGCGCCGCTATGAACTTGTCCTTGCGACCGCCACGATTTCGGATGATGGACTTGCGTCCCGTCCTAGAATTGACTGTGACGATGTCACCACCCACGATGGGATCGACCTTGTAGTACGTCTTGTCGAGAAATGCCCCGGTGAGCTTGAATTGATCGCCGGAGAACGTCTCGGTCACCGTGATCGGAAGCTTGGCTCCTGGGCGGAACGTGAAGACCATGGTGAACCCGGTCTCCACATCCCCCTCGTAGTCGATCGTGGCGGACAATAAACCACGGTCCTTGCTGAACTCCAGCGACGGAGACGGCTGGTCCATGAAGTCGAACTCGAAAGACGGGATCTCCCTGGACCATTCGAGGTTCTTGTCGATACTGGTGTCCGCGTCATGCCAGTAGGCATCGGGACATAGGATGGAGATGTTGATCTCCTGTTCCTTCGAGAATATGTCCGCCTCGACGGTCTCGACATACCCCTCCGTCTTGACCCTGCGCTTGTCCGTGTTGATATACACAGTCATGAGCTGCTTGATCTGGAACCAGGAGTATATGCGTTGCCTGCTGGTCTCGATATCGGGCATGGGCAACGGCGCGAGTTTGATCTTGAGGTTCCTCATTCCCGCCCTCGCGCCGTTGAATATAGCCACATCCGTAAGAGCCAGTTCAGTCGTGTTGATCGAGGCCTTCGTAGCCGACAGGCCGTCAACGGATTTGACAGCCACGCCTATCCCCCAAGGATCCCTCAGAGGAAGAACGACGCGTTGCTGTCGGTACGTAAGAAACTCGATTGACTCAATCATAGCTCGTACATGGCTCCCTTCACCTGCTCGATCTGGTTACGAGTCTGGCGGTAGATCTCCGCCTCGGACAGCGCCTTCGGCGAGTTGTTGTACTGGTTGAACACTAGACTTGTGCCCTGGTTGTACGTCTCGCTGGCGGCAGTGTCATTCGACTTTGTAGGTGTGCTAGTGACGACTCGTCCGGCGAGCTGGGCGGTTGCCGTCGTCGCAAGAGTGCCGGCGATCTCCTCCTTTGGAAGGATCTCGTCGAGACGACCCGCTTGCTCCTCGACCTGCGAGAGGTCTAGAACCGGCCTGATCGTCGGATCGGCATTCTCCCCGAACGCGTTGTTCCAAATATCCTTCGTGTTACCAAAGCCCTTGGAGAGCGCGTCGACGGTGTCGGTGGCCATGGTGCTTGCCGCCGCGATGCCCTGCTCGGTGTTGTCGGTGATGCCGTTCGCAAGACCCTGCATCAGGAAATCACCGATCTCGTACATCACCCTCGAAGGAGAATGAATGCCGAACGCCGCTTTGACCTTCGAAACAACGGTGCTACCCATGCTCGTGACCGCACTGGCGATGGAGGAGAGCTTTTCGGTGATCGCATTCTTGAGGCCGTTGACCAGCTGAATACCAGCGTTCTTCATCTGCGCGACACCCGTAGATACGAGAGTCTTGATGCCGGTGCCGATGCCCCTAGTGATGGCGCTGATGAGTCGAACACCCGCCTGAGCCATCGCCTCGGAGTTGTTCTCAATCGCATCAGCAAGTCCGTTTATGAACTTGATGACGGTCTTGGCTGCTGCATCGGTGATCCGCGGCATCTCGTCACCGAGACTGGTGATGAACGCCACGATACAGTCCGTGGCCTTCTGACCGATCTCAGGGATCTTCTGACTCAGACCATCCAAGAAGGATATGAGCACATCCGAGCCTCTCTGTACCAACTGCGGCATGTTATCAATGAGAGCCTGCGACAGAGTCAGGATCAAGAATATGGCGCAGTCGATCAAGGCCTGGGCGTTGTCATATATGACCTGGATGATCGCCAGGAGGATCGTGGTCATGAGCTGAACGAACGTCGGGATGGACTCAATCATAGCCTGAGCGCCAGACGTCAGGATAAGTTTGAGGTACTCGACGATAGTGCCTGAATTGTCGATGAGGACCTGCATGAAGTTGATGAAGCCCTCGCCGAGCGCCGTACCCATCGCAGGCATTCTCTCGATGAAGCCGTCAACCGCAGCGAGGAATGTCTGGACGCCGTCGGCTCCCGAGGTCGACAGGTTCGCAATGGCATCAACCAGTTTGGCAATACCCTCAGTCGCTAGACCAACGCCCATCCCGATCATAAGGATAGCGCCGCCCAGTGCAAGGAGACCGACCGCGGCAAACTCAGCAACATATCCGACAGCCACAAGAGCGGCCAACCCCAGGGCCATGATAGCAATACCCTTGCCTGCAGTGGCCCAGTCCATCTCCCCCAGCATCTTCATGACAGGCGCCAGGAGAGCGAGTGCTGCTACAGTCACGAAGAGGCCCGCGGCACCGGCGAGACTTCCTCCACCGATGGAGCTGATTCCCACGAGAACGGCCAGAGCTGCTGACATCATGACCAAGCCCTTGAGGTAGTCGCCCCATGGCATTGAGGCGAAGCTCTCAATATCACTGGCGATGAGTTTGAGCGTCGCCGCCAGGATAAGGATCGTTAGAGCCCCGACAAGAGACTTGCCTCCGGAGAGCTTGTCACTTCCGAGCCTTTCGACAGTGAACGTCAAGGACGCCAGGCAAATATCCATAGCGATGATGCCCTTGATCGTGTCACCCCAGGACAGCTCACCGATCTCGGTCAGTACTTTCGCTATCTGGCGCATGGTAAATGCCAGCGCTAGGAACGCGAATGCAGAGGCCTTCTTGATCTTGACTGTACCCATCTGCGACATCATGGTCATCATCTTCATGATAAGACCAAGCGCCAGAACGCCCTGAGTCAGGTCAGACAGGCTCATCTCGCCAAGCGGCTTGACCGCGTAGGCAAGGAGCATGACGCCGATACCCAGTGGAATTGCCGTGAGGGCGAACGCCAGGATATCCTTGTTCTTCTTGGTGGTCGTGTCGGCCACCATCATCAGCATCTTTATGACTGCGAAGAGCCCAAGAGTCCCCTTGAGGATATCATCCCAGTCCATAGTGCCGATATTGTTCAGTGCCTTGCCCAGTAGGAGTGCGACTCCGGCCAATACGACCAGCGCCAGCATTCGCTTAGCGAGCCCCTTCGTGTCCTTGCCTTCACCGGCGCTGGACAGCTCGTCCTCCGCCTTCTTGAGCATGTTGAACATGAAATATAGAGCTGCACCAGCGGCCACAATCTTGCCAGCCGGGATCTGGGCGACGACCCAGAGCGCAGCGGCCAGAACGAGAACGGCTCCGGCGAGAATAAGGACAGTGGTGGCCTTGACCTTGGCAGTCGTAGCCTCCATTGATTCCTTGAACCCGTCGATGACGTCCTTGACACTACCGAGAATTCCAGCGAAGTTGGATCCGGCTTTGCCCCACTCCTTGAAGGTGTTGATAACATTCCGAGCAATGGAAAGGAATGTGACCAGAGCGCCCGTCTTGAGGATGGCGTCGAATATGCCTCCGTAGTCGCCGTTGTCAGCCATGTTCTTGAGTTCAGCAAATGCGCCCTTGAACGGCTCGATGAGCGCCTTGGCGGCGATGATGGCGTAATGACCAACGGTGGACAGAACCTTGCCGATGCCCTTGATAAGCTTGACGAAGTTATGCCACCCCGAAGTAGCCTTGTCCTTGAGCTCAAGATTAGCGATGAAGTCCTTGGTGGTGTTCCAGCCGTACTTGACAGACTCGGCATACTCGCCCATGAGCGTCTTAAGATCACTGAACGCCTTATGGAACGGTTTGGTGTCGAAGTCGAAGTTCAGAGTCGCTAGATTCTTGAGGACACCCCAGACACCGGCTCCAAACGACGAAAGAATACCGCCGAGGGATGACAGCCAAGCGATATCGGGCCCGTTCTGCATGGCCTCAGCCCACTCGCTGAATTTGGTGGACACTTCGTCGTAGAGTGCGGCCAGTCGCTCCATCTTGGGAGTCAACCAGTCGCTAACGACGATGGCCTGCTTGTTGATGCACTCAGTCAGCCAGTTGATGAAGCTGGTGAGCTTGTCAATCGCCGGAATAAGATGGTCAGCCAGGTGCTGCCCCCAGAAATATGACTTCTTGTAGGCAGACTCGAACAGTTCGACGATCTTGTTCTTGAGCTTGGTGAACTTGGATTCGTTCGCTTCGGCAGTCTCGCCGGCCTCCTCGGTGGAATCGCTGGTGATACCGAGCGCCTGACCGACCTCCTGGGCGCTCTCCTTGAGCTCCCGGAAGGGACCGACGATGGCTTCCTTGATTCCGGAGCCCGCAGACTTCAAAGCCTCCCAAAGGTTGGCCCAGGCCTCCCCAAGGCGCTTAAGGCTGGGCGTGATCTCGTCATGGAAACCCTCAGAGAAGTTGCCCCAGATACGCTTCAGCCCATTGCCGGTCCATATGATGGCCTTGATAACGTTCTCGGCGATGTTCAAGTTGTCATACCACTCCTGAACAGCCTTGACGTGCTCTAGGAGACTCCCTGACCAACTCTGGGTGTGACCAGTGAGGTTGGAAATAAGGGTTCCTAGTCCCTTGAGCGCTCCGTTGGCGATCCATCCGATCACCTTGGCAAAGTCTGTGAGGACTAGTACACCTATTTTGACGATCCGGAAGAACGCCTCGAAGTAGTTGCCGATCGACTCAATAGTGGACTCACTGGGGACCAGCTTGGCCATGAAGTTCGCGAACGCCTCGGACATTGCGTACAGACCCTCGGCGGAAGGACCGCTGAAGACCTGCGAGAACGCCTGACCGATGCGCTGGAGCGGATCCCACATGGCGTGGAACAGAGAAGCGAGGCCCTCGAGAATCCTCTCCCTGCCGCCGAGGTCTGCCCAGCCCTGGAGAAGGGCGTTCCGGGCGTTACCCATCTGTGTGATAACACCGCTCGGGCCTGTGAGGAACGCACCGACCTTGGTCCACAGTTCCTTGGCCTGCTCGAAGTCACCGAATATGATTCGGAACGACTGAGACCAGGATGAACCGAGCTCCTCACCGATAACGCCCATCAACTGCGAGAACGTCTTGATGTCCTGAGCCGCAGACATACCGGTCTTGGCCAGTTCCTGGATCTGAGCGACCTGCTCCTCGGTGTAACCCATGGAGAGAAGCTGCTCGTCGGTGTACTCACCGGCCATCTGCTTCAGAGTCTCCATCATGATCTCCTGGGTCAGCCATCCCTCCTGCAGGGAGAGCCTGAACGACCCGTTCTTGGCGATCATTTCGTCGACACTCTTGCCGTGGACCTTGGCTGTCTGAATCAGCTGATCCTGGAACTGCTTGGTGGCGATACCGGCGTTCTCCAGGGACATCCAGTCCTGAAGCTTCACCGTTCCCGCAGCCATAGCCTGCGAAAGCTGGTACATGGCCCTCGAGGTAGACTCGGAGTTGGCACCAGCGACGGCTGCCCAGTTCGCCAGACCCTTAATCGACGCGACTGAGTCGTCCAGTCCGATACCGGCAGCGGTAAACTTACCGATATTGGACGTCATCTCGCCGAAGTTGTAGATAGTCTGGTCCGCGTAAGTGTTCAGCTGGTCCAGAGCCGCGTTAACGGTCTGGATCGTCTCGCCCTTCTGGGCAGTGTTGGCGAGAATGGTCTGAACGGAGTTGAGCTGGAGCTCGTACTCCTTCATACCATCGATAAGGGGTTGAACCGTGAAACTCGAGAGCATCGAGGAGCCGACTTCTGCGATCTTTCCGCCGATGCTGGCGAGTGCGCCGAAGGCAATCGACTGGAGAGCCGAGAACTTGCTCGTAGTCTCGGCGATACCCGCCTGGGCCTCCGAGAAATTAAGGTTCTTGGCGGCCGCTGAGACCTGATTGATCCCCTCAACGCCGCCTCGGAATGCCAATCCCTCCTCGAGCTTCTTGACTCCGTTGAGGGAGTCCTGAACCCCGTTCATGAATTGGCCATTATTGAACTTAAGAGCGACTACCCGCTCCTCGATTGACGCCACTAGCCTCTCACCGCGCTTTCAAGCTGCTTGACGATGCTGTCGAATATAGGCCTGAGCGCCGGATTTATATAATCCACGCCCTGGACATAGCCACCGGTCCTGGTGCCATGCCCGTATTGCAATATGACTGCGATCGGGACACCCTGCTCCACGTGGGAGTTGTTCCAGACCAGCGAGACTCGGTTTCTGCTCCGCTTGATCTCGTAGGACCAGCTGGATGCAGTGTAACCGGACCTGACCGGAGTAGCAGCAGCTAGCGCAGCCACCCCGGCCTGTCCGCAGTCGTCGAGGAAATCGAAGAAGCGGCCCTCTTTGAGTCTCTCGAGCCACTTCCCCGTGTCCATCCTCGAATCCATCTCCAGCGTGAACGCCGGACTCATGCGGCCCTCTCACAGGCGGCCGCGATACCTGACACGATGGCACCCGTCGCTCCTCGAGACCATCCTGTCTTGAGTTGCTCGGCGTCAGCGGGAATATGCGCAACTGTCGGGAGACCTGAAGCCTTCAGGGCATCCCATGTGGTCTGTGGCGCATTGAACTCCATGGACAGAATATCGCAGACCTTCCCCGCGAGGAAGTTCGGATACCATTCCTTGGTGGTGTCCAAGGCATACGCGTACCCCCAGGTCTTGAAGCCGCGCGCTCGCATCCCGTCAAACGCCCACTTGGAGTCCCCGTATGACTTGAGTATGACCTTCTGCTCCATGCCCTTGAACATATCACAAACGGCCTCCCACTCAGGCAGTTTGTACTTCGGATCGAAGACGATGACATGACTCTTGGAATACGTGTCCATCAGCCAATCGATCGTCGCTGGCATGTACTGGGTCTTCGACGCCTCCGCCTTGATCTCGGCCCAGGTATACTCGTCAGCGTTCTTGGTCAGAGCCGGGACAAGACGCGACAAGCTCTTGTCGTGACATCCGAACCAGACGCCGTCCTTGCTCCGTGCGGCGGAAAACTCCAGCGCATGCGCGTGGTAGTCGACCGCCTGGGTGTATCCGATCTCCGTGTGCTCGGGCCAGGACTGGGATCCTCCACGGTGCCCCACGATGAAATGCGGAATCGTGAGGAGTTCCGCAATCGTCTTGGCGCCCTCGGGAATTGCTCGCATCGTGACTGTCGGAGTCTCCCGAGTACCGTCCCACACGTTAACGCCGATCCTCGATCCGTCGGCGAGAGTCGGATCGAGCGAATCGTTCTGTTCCTGAAGCCGGACGTCGACACCGAAGAGGGTTCTTACACCGGTGTTGCTTGGGGGAACGTACGCCGACTGAGCGTATCCAACAACAATCGAAGACCAGGGCATCTTCGTGTCCTTACCCCAAGCACCATTAGTCAGCGACTCGACGTTTAGCGGGAAAGTCGCTACAGGGGCGGTGTTTACATCATGCTGCACGAACCCTGTGATCTGAGGAAATGGCCCGTTCTTCCAACCGTCGGCACTCTTACCTGGTGTACCGGGGACCAGACTCTTAACCTTGGTCCCGTCGAACACCATAAGTACCGCGACGTGCCGTCCGTTGTGAGCCGGGTCCGGTGACTTCCATACGATGTTCTGGGTGTCGGCAGGATCAGCGACCATTTTGACGGCCACGGTGCATGACCGGATGTCTTCACCGCCGGCGTACTTTCCCGTCCATCCCGCGGGCGTACAGTCCCGCATGTGGTTAAGTTGACCGCCCACTACGAGCAGCGCCCAGTCCCCAACAGCCGACGGAACGCTGAGTTTCTCGTCCTGGTTCTTGGAGACCGCGATACCCTTCATGGGAGACGCCATGATCAGACCTTTCGTACGATGACCGTGTTCGGAGGAGTACCGGCGGGCACCTGCTCCTCACGACCGAGGATCAGGACATTCCCATTACCGCCTCCCCCGCCGCCAGCTGGACGATTAGTCTTGATGGAAACATCGACTACACTGTCCTCAGCCAGAGTGACCGTCTTGGTGGCACTCCACCCCTGGTCATCCAGGAAGAGACGAGCGTTGGTGCTTCGGAAGAACCACACCATACCGTCGATCTTACCGTTCTCTCCGGCAGTGTCGACATAGGTGGGTCCGTCATCAGGATCAACCGTCAGCGTGGCGAACGGAGGAATGTCTCCCTTGACGTGACAGTAAGGCACGGCGGCCTCACTTCTTCTCGTCGAGCTTCGTGTTGATCTCGTTGAGAGCCTTCAGGATCTGGTCCTCCTTGTAGGAGACATCCTTCAACCAACCAACGATGGGGCCGTCGAAACGACGACCGGCGATGCCGGCGCCAGTCTGGTCGGAGACCTCGACAAGGCGGTCCTTGATCTCAGAAAGCAGATCGGTTGCGTATGACACTTCGAGTTCCTCTCCGCCGTCGCTCGTGCCCTGAGACGGACGGCCTTTGTTGTACCAGTATCGGCATGCGTCGGAGAAAGGCACGCCGTACGCTTCGTAGGACCCGTACATGGTCCCGGAATTGTAGCGAGACCCCACACGGCGGAGGTCCTCGTAGGAATCGCCCTCAGCGTCGATGAGACCCTTGAGGATGGAGCAGCCGACCTCGGCCGACTTCTGCGGGTCCCACCAGGCTCGGTCAGGATCGTTGATGAAGTACCCGTTGTAGGTGACCTGAAGCGGTCCAACGCCGTTTGAGGTGCCCCACTCGGAGACGATGGGCCAGAAGTAGTTCTTGAAGTTGTGCTCCGTGACCTCGCCCCAGCCCGAGCAGGCACCTCCGGCGTCGTGGCCGTAGATGTTGGCACCCTCTTCACCAGTCTCCACCTTGAGGCATCCGAGAGCAGCCCACCAAGGACACCCGACAGCATCAGCGGCGCGAAGTACGGCCTGCTGAATGGAGGTCCCCGCCGACGACTCGGCGTGCGAGGGCGCTGAAGAGCCGTGGTTGTCCCGTCGACGAAGACAGTGTGTCCAGGCCGCCTGTTGGGTGTACGGGTGCTCGTTGTACTCCTTGGTGCGGACCTCTTGCTCGGTCTGGTCGCCCATCCAACCGTCATCGGAACCATCCTCAGCGATCCATGCCTCGGCGAGAATCGTTGGATTGAGTCCGGTCACCATAGCGACGTGGCCTTTACCACCCGAAGCCGCCTCGGACAGGACAATATCGCCGACCTCGAATCCGCCATCGGGCTCGTTACCCGTCCAGGAATCTGAGATGTCGGCGAAGTTGCGCTGGAGACACTCCTCCCGCAGCGACCCGGTCCAGGTTGACCTGGGGAAATAGCCGGCAGTGAAGGGCTCCCCCCACTCGTGGTGAGCCGCGATGTTGTAGCAGCCTGCGACGAGAGCTGAGCAGTCGGCATTGGCTGGCGGATTGATGAGCCAACCGTCCCAATTGGACCGATCGTAGAAGGTCCAGCGATCTGGTTGCGAGTAACCGACATCAGCGACGTCGGCGTAGTACCTGGCGCACGATGCTGCGTATTGAGATACAGTCATTTTGACCCTTCCGGATACCACGTTCGGCAGTGCAGGTTCTCCATCTCGTAGAGGTCCTGAAAGTCAGACCCTTCCATGTAGTACGCACCGCACAGTTGCATAAGATCGTAATGTTTGTTCGGTTCTAGCCAAACATAGTGCTCCTCATGAAAGCCCGGAGCCGTGATAAATAGTTTGAACACCGTGGGGGCTTCGAGGTACACAACGAATACATCCCGGGCAGTCCGAATGAGATCAGTAGTTAATACGGTCGGTACTGCGCCGTTCTGTTTCTTGCCCGAAGGAATCACGCCTACAACAACGCCTGGTACATAACGACCGACGTCGTAGGAGTCATAAAACATCAGGTTATTGTATATCGTGGCGTGTACCGAATCAGCACGCACTGATGTATCAGCCATTAGAATTCTCGATTGGAGCAGAGACGATCGGGACAATCCTGGGCCCCACAGCCTTGATGTAAAAGACTACTGTGTTATTGGGACGAACCTCGATCATGGACCCGTCAATGCTTCCGTCGCCCTTGGGGAACGGGAAGCAGCTTCGGGTCTTCACTTGGAATGAAGCGGGTATATCGACAAGTTTACGCTCAACGTTAAGGTCTCCGGCGAACGTGGCTCCTTGCCACCCATCACCCTTGAGTCGGATGTAGATCATCCCTGCCATGACCCGATACTGGTAGGACCCGGCTCCTTCTCCGGCTGCGATCTCTTGCCAGCCGGTGTCGAACGTCCCGTATCCGGAAGCAGCCCTCGAGTTGAACCAGACAACCTTCTCTGGCATGGACTCCTTGAGGTCGATCATCTTCTGATCGGAGCTTCCATCCTGGCGAACGACTCGCAGTAGGGCCTTGGATCCTTCGTAGAATGCGACGTCGAGCTCGAATTCAGGATTAGCGCCCAGGGTGATCGATGCGTCAGTGACCCCGTTGGTTGGAGAGATGTAGACGGTGCTGAACGGACTGGACTCTCCCCGAACCTTGGTGTGGAGGAGAGGAGTAACACCAGGCATGTTAACCTCTTGACTTGTACTTGGCCCGTCTCGCCGCGTTCAGAGCCTGATTCTGTCGAAGCGTGGCGGCGGTCGACATCTTCTTGTCGGGTTGGTTCTTGACGTTGCACACTCGAATGAGTGTGAGAAGTCGATGAAGGTGCCAGTACTGGCACTCGAATGGAATCTGGAGAGCGACCATCCAGTAATAGACCAGCTCTGACGTGATAGTGTTTCGGCTGGGGCTGGATCCCTCGGCTTCCACGAATGTGGTTGCCGTCATCGAGTCCTCGATGTACTCTCGGATCCGTTTCACGTTGTCCATGGACAAGTGCGAGTAGACGACGGGGTCGACCTCATTCAGAGTCATGCACTTGATGTAATCCACGACCTGCTCTTCGGTGAGCTTCTCGTTGCCGATATATGGGATGTGCCACTTTGACTCCCATTTTGACAGAGCGACGAGACTGTGCTCAAGCTCGAGGTCGCCCTCGAATCCATTGATGAACTCGTTACGATCCTCGTCATAGAGTTCATCCCCGACGACGTGAATCGTCAGCATTCGTTCCTCCCTGGAGTCACCACGGACCCCGGAGCGCATCACGGGGTCCGTGGGAGTTGTCAGCCAGCAGCCTTGACGGCGGCGATGACCTCGTTAGGAGTCGGGAGCTTGGCGTCGTTAGCGCCGTCGCCCCAGATCAGCTTCTCGATGGCGGTCATGCCGTTCTTGCCGATGACGCTGGAGTCGAGGGTAACGACACAGGTCGGCTTGTGGTCGGTAACGTTCACCGGGGTGCCCTTGAAGGACCACGAGAAGGTGATCGCCTCAGGGGAGTCGTTGATCGTACCGTAGGACCGCTCCGAGGGGGAGGCGGCCAGACCGTACAGAAGGTGCAGCTTGTAGCCGTAGTTGTTCTTCTGCTGGTCGTTACCCTTGATGGTGCGGTATGCCAGCCCGAAGGAGGAACGCTCCTGCTGACCGATGACGACCTTGTCGACAATAGCCGAGCCGTCACACTGGAGCCACTCGTCCGGGTAGGTGTAGGCCTCAATCTTGCCCTCGAACGTCTCCGCCGAGGTCAGAGAAAGGTACTTGATGTTGTCCGCGTACAGGTCGGTCTGCTCTGCACCAGACGGGGTCTCAGTCACGTTAGTGAGACCCGACCAGGCGACGCCCTTGCTGTAAGCGCCAGTGGCGGGGTTGACGGGGAAGAGGACCCCACGGTCCACACCAGTCTCATAGAACTTCTTGCCCGTCTCGTCCCATGTGAGGACTGCCATCTATACTCCTTGGTAGATGTTGAACACGTCGTGATGAAGGTTGTGCGAGACGAAGTGCCTCTCGAAGGTGGACATAGGCATGTCGGCCAGGACGTCCAGTACCGGCTCGTCGGGATTCCTGCTGATGAGGGTGACCGAATAACGCGGTGTGTACATCCAGTTGGTGTTGTCCCCGAACTTCGAGTCGGCTCGACTCCGTTCGTACACGATGCACGGGTAGGTGAGCTGGACGGACTCCGGGGGTTGGAAGTAGACGTTCCTAGAACCCAGCGCTTCGACGAGTTTCTGATGGAACTCAAGGCGTTGGGCCATTGTACACCTCTCCGAGGTTGAGGATGAGACGGGGGCGGCGGACCTCCACGTTTGTGACGACCCAGCGCGCCCCCATCCACCTCACATACTTGATGGCGAAGAAGTTCTCCTCGGCGTAAGAGTCGGCCAAGATGGAGATCTCGTTGTTAAGTCGGAGATTCTGGAGAACCTTCGGCTCGCTGTCGTACTGCTTCTGGGAACGGTTCACGTCCCCGTAGTACTCCCTCTCCGTGATCTTGTCCTCGAACACTCCCGGCGTTGTCTCGACGGCGTGTCCGTAACCTATGCTTCCGAAGAATCTTGCCATTTTGACCGGATCAGGCCGTAGCCTTCTCGATGACGATCGCGGACTTGTACTTCGTCAGCGAGCCCGAGCAACGAGCCTCCAGCAGGTACTTCTGCTGGTTGAAGTCGATGTCGAACTGCTCGAAGAAGGAGGTCTCGCCACCCTTGTCAGCACCCAGGGTGTAGTCCTGCATGTTGACGATGATACCGAGCAAGTTCTGGGTCTTGCCCCCGACCTCGCGCTTGGCGCCCTCCATGACCTCAACCTCGATGACATCCGAGACGTTCAGGGCGTTGGCAACGGCCTGCTTGGTCTCGTAGATGTAGCGCTGGTTGATGTCCTTAATCTCGAGCATGTCGCACACGAACGCGTTCGTGGTGAACAGGACCGGCATGCCGGAGCCCTTGTAGAACTTCCGGGACCGACGAACAGCGTCGATGATGTCCGGAGTCTTGGCATCCTTGTCGATAAGAACCTTGTGGGAGAACAGCTCGTCATCCTTCCAGATAGGACGGATGTTGGACTCCTTGATCTTGTCGGGGTTGGACACCTCACGACCGTCACCAATCAGGACGGCGCGAGCGAGCTCCTCCTCGAGGGCCAGACGCAGGTTCTGCTGCATCCAGGCGACGACGTTGAACGTGGTGATATCGAGGACATCGTCACGGTCAATCTTCGTCTTGTTGTAAACGGTCGTCGGCTCGGTCTTCCGGTTGGCGACCTCGTAGACAACGTCCTTCTTGCGGCTGGCCTTGACATAGCCCTTGGCCCGAAGGTCGTCAGCGGTAAGGTTGGACCACTGGGTCTTGACGCGGGAGAATGGCGAGTGCTTGGCGCCCTGGAGAACCTTGGAAACCCAAGAGTTCTCGCGCATGATGCGCTGGGGCTCCGGGTCCAGGTTGGTGGCGTCCGGGAACAGCAGCTCCGGGTTCTTGATACCGTAGTCTGCGGCGTGAGCCAGGACAGCGGTTCGGAGTGTCATGCCAGGCTTACGGGCCTCGGCGAAGATAAGCTCCTCGTCGGCGTGAGAGAGGTGCGGGCCCATAGCGGCACGAGCGTCGCCCTCGAAGATGTTGGAATGCATCAGAGTATCACCCCCGGAGTCGCCGTGCTCGGCGTCCTCATCGTAGTCTTCGTCATAGTCCTCATCGAACTCTTCGTCCTCGTCGAAGTCCTCATCCTCGGCATCAACGTCACCGCTGATCTCCTCGATAAGGGCTGCAACAGCCAGACGCTGGTCATCGTCGAGGGTCTCGAGGACATCGGCGACCGTGAGGTCGTCCTCGTCGTAAACCTCGTCTTCGTCCATGGATTCTGTGTCCTCCGTTGTTTCTCCGGAATCGTGCGAGAGCGTGAGACCGGAATAAATGACGGCCTCGTCCTCGGACTCGGTCCATGAACCATCCGAGTGCTCCAGAGCAACGTTGTCGATCAAGGCGCCCGGGTTGGCCCCGGACAGGACCATGGAAACCTCGACGATGTTGCCGTGAATAACGTCAGCCCCTCGCTGGTCGAGGCGGTTGGCGTAGATCGAGAGAGCCTTGACGTCACCGTGCTTCACGAGCTCCTTGGCGTTATCCGCACCAGGAGTGTCGTTGAACGCACAGTAGGCGTAAACGCCCTCATCCCGATTCTCGAGCAGTGCATGCCCGAGAACATTGTCGACGGCGTTGTGCCCATGCTGCCATACAAGCGGCACGCGCTGGCCGTCATTCTCCTTGAACGCATTATGCTTGATAGTGCGCCCGTCGGAGCAGGTCAGGTCGTTCTTAGTGGCCCAGCCACTGAAGTCGAACTTCATCCTTCTCCTCTGACTTGGCTCATCGGCATGCTGAGCACTGACTGAACATCAGGACCACCGGGGCCCGGAATATCCCCCTCGCCGTCCAGGGAGGTGTCACCCATCTGCGGGTTGATGTTCGGGTTCTGCAACTGATCCGCCTGCTCGTTTGGGGACGGCGGAAGACCAATCCTCGTACGTGCCTCGTTCGGCGTGATGACCTGATCCCTGAGCATGGTGTCCAGAGACGTGACGATCTGGCTCGGAGGAACGTTCTTAAACGGGTCGCGGATGTACTGCACGGCCTGCCCCTGGGTGCGCGCGGTCTTCGTGAGGAAGGCCTTGCTCATCCCGTCGGCGAGTGCCGAGAGTACAGGCTCCACAGCCCGGTTCCAATAGTGCGTCCAGACGATCTCCGTCGCAGTACCCTTGAAGACGTCCTCCGAGATACCCAGTCGACTCATGAGCTCGGCGGTGAGGAACTTGATCTGATCGAGCAGATTGTTCTCCGCCGGACGGTTCAGCTGAGTAATCTTCTCGGAACCGTCGGTGTAGGCGATCCCATGTCCGCCCTTTCCGAGCTGGTCCTCGATAGACTGAATACGGTTCTCCGCCCGCTGGCGCATGGCTTCGGTCTTGACGACGTAGGGGAGCTGGATGATGATGTCCAGCTTTCCGGTGTACGTCTTCTCGTCGGCCAGGTCCAGCATGGAGAGCTTGCGGCTCAGTCGCTTGAGGGTTGAGTTCGGCTTGTTCATCACCTCATAGAGAGGATTCTCGATGATGGCGACGGTGCGCTTCGGCAGGATTACCCGCTCCTTGGTAGAGCGAGCTTGGTTGTAGACCTCAACCTCGACCTGCTCAGGGAACCACTGTGTGATCCGCCCAACTCGCAGTTGTTTGATGTCGAAGCTGTTGTTGGTCCTCGGGTCCAGGTCTGACTCGACCGGAACGATTGCGATGACCCCCTCGTCAAACAGGGACAGCACGGCATCTTGGATGAATGCTCGGCCACTCTGATCGATGTTGGGCTCCAGCATCAGGCAATCGTTCAGGGCTGACCGCCGAACGCCAACAAACGTTCCATTTTGAGCTGTGTCGACATGTCGGATCGGCGTGGCGGACACGTCGATAGCGATCATGTTGAACAGCGACGAGATGATCGACTTGTCAGCTGTCCATCCGAGAGCGAGCCGGTCGGCCCGTACGGAGTAGGACGGACCGAGGTGCGATCGATCGATGTCCCTGCCAGTGAAGGCATTGTAGGCGTGCTGTAGTCTATCTCGCAGTCCTATGTCCTTCACCTCCTAGTCGAACATGTCCTTGTTGAGTTTGTAAGCGACCCAGGCGTCCATCATGGCGGCGACCGAGTCGATCTTGTTCTCCCGTCGGGCCTTCAGGAGCTTGCGGTTCCCGTTGGTGTCCTCCAGGGTGATGGCGTTCCCCATCGTGAAGGTCATCATGGACTGGTCGAAGAGGAGCTTGCGGTCCTCTGCCATGTCCTTGATCTCGCCAAGGGGCACAGACTCAGTCCGGGCTCCCTGGATCACCTTCTCGATGCCGAACGGCCCGTTCTCGTTCTCCCAGCGAGTCACGAACTCCTTGGCGTTGTATGGGTCAAAGCCCAGGCAGCGCACGTCGTACTCGCAATCAGCAATGAACGCCTCGAGGTCCTCATAGACGTTCATCATGTCGAGAACCGTACCCTCGAGCACCATGAGTGAGCCCTCCTGTAGGAACTCCTCGTACTTCTGGCGAGTGGCCCCTGGAAGCCGCAGCATGGTGCGCTCGGAAATGTAGCAGCGCGTCTTGACGCCGAACCTGCCACGGCTGAGGGGGAACAAGAATGTGAAGGCGGTGAAGTCATCGCCCTGTGACAGGTCGACGCCGATGGAACACGGCATACCCCAGAAGTCCTGACGGTTGTGCCGCAGTGTCTCCTCGTAGGTGAAGAAGTATGTGTACCCCTCCATGGGAATGCCGAACCTCTTGGCCAGGATGTCGTTCCTAGCCGCAGGTACGTGCTCCGCCCGTTCGACGTCTCGCTGATATGTCTCGTAGGAGACAGTTGCCCCGAGATTTGGCTGGGCCTTCAGCCATGTCGACGGATCCCCGACCTCCTTGAGGTCATCGAGCCTGTAGTAGAAGATGGATGTATGGGGATCCGAGTACTCCCCTCGAAGAATGTTGAGGAGCTCCATCTTCATGTTGTCACCGGCCGAGTTCCGGACGGTACCCTCCGAGGACACTGCCAGGATAAGCCAGTCGTCGACCTTGGACGCGCCCTGCTCGATGGCGCCTACCACGTCTTCACGAATATCGCCCGAGAGCCACTCGTCCACCGTGTTCATCTTGGTGCGGAGGCCCTGGAGTTTATCGATTGACATAGGTCGAACCTCGAGCAGACTGTTAGTCATGAAGTTCTCGATCCCCTTCTTGGTGGGGACGAGCTTCTGCCTGAGCGCGCGACTGCCGGTCGTGTTCTGTAGAGACCCCTGAGTCATGAAATCGAACAGGGGTCCCTTGGCCCTTGTGATGGCGGTGCGGAAGGGCTGCATGACCTCCTCAGCCTGCTTCATCGTCGGCGCCGTCGTCACCTGGTGGGTGGTCGACGTGTCGATCGTGAGGAAGTAGGCTTGGAGGAGGGTTTCGTATAGAGACTTCGCCCCGCCTCGAGCGACGATGATGTACTGCTTGTTGATGAGGCGTTGCTTCACCCGGCGCTTCTCGAAGTGGCCGCCAGCCGTAGTCTTGTTAGGGACGTAGACCGATCGCTCGGTGAAGATCCACCATCCGAAGATCTGTTCGGCCCAGAGCTTGAAGCTTGGTAAGAGTCGAAGATCGGATCCGTCGGTTAGAGTCATCTCCGCTTCCGCGAAGCGGATGAACCCCTCCACAGCGTCGCTATCGTAATAAAAACCGGGATTGTGAATCCGATCATCGATCCTATTCATCTCCATCTCGATCTCCTTGCAGATCGGAATTCGACCTGCGAGGACATCGTCTCTGAACTGAGCGTAATATCGCGGGGTAGCGGTATTGGACAGCATGGTCAGCGGCGGCGCTTCCTAGAGCGTCCGCCCTTCTTGCCTCCAGCAGCCTTTCTGTTGATAGCCGCTCCCGTTGCCGCTGCGGCCGCGTTGGCGCCAATTCCAACGCCTAGTCCGAGGGCAGCACGTTTGGCGAGCTTGTCAGCAGCGGCGCCTTTGGGCCTCACGACCTTGGTTCCGGTGGTAGCGAGCTTCCTGTAGCCGACGCCCTTACCGGGCTGAACAACATGAGTCGAAAGCGCCTTACCGGGAGTCTTAGCGGCCTGTTTGCCAAACTTAGACTTAGCCGCCCCTGCCGCCTTACCAGCTGCAGCCTTGGCCGAACGGGCCGCCATGCCGGCCGAAGACTTCACACCGCCGACGCCGCCCTCAGCTGCCTTGCGTGCCTTATTACCAGCCTTCCAAGCCTGGTTCTTGGCCTTGTAGCCGGCACCTTTGACCGCGTTACCAGTCTTGAACGCAGCTGCGTTGGCAGCGAGACGAGTGGCCTCAGCGTACTTGCCGGCCTTGGTGGTCTTCAGCTTCTCAGCTGCGCCCTTGGCGTTGGCAGACTGAGCCTTAGCGAACCGCTTGGCCTGGGCCTGCTTGACTCGAGCCTGGGCTCCGAGATTGCGCCCCTTGCCCTGAGCAGCGCTCTTAGCGGAGGCGCCAGCCTTCTTAGCCAGAGCAGCGATCTTCTCCCCCTTGCCCGACTTGTGCAGGTAGTAGCCAGCACCAGCGGCTGCCGCAGTGCCGAGGACGCCGGCAATGGCGGCTTTCTGCTTGCGGGAGAGCCCCTTGCGCTTCTTGGTTGATCCGGCGCCTCCGGAAGCGGCTCGCTGCTTGCGAACGCCCCACTTCATGCCTTTGACGCCGTGGTGTGCGAGGACCTCGTCCTCGTCGATGAAGAACAGGTTGTCAGTCATGTTCTAATCCTATTTCTTGAACCGTTTGGCGCCCTTGATGGCGGCCGATCCGCCCAGGCTGGCAGCCTTCTTAAGATTCTTCTGAAGTGCGTTCTGCAGAGTGTTGGCCGCGGCCTCTTCGACCACCTTCCCCGCCTTGGCGCGGTAGCGCTCCATCCGAGTCTGGGTCAGCTGACGGTACTCCTTCTCTAACCGAAGGCGGTTGTTGACCCGTCTGAGCTGATCATCGGACATACCATCTATTTTGGCCTGCTTTTTGGAAGTCCACCTCTTCGCACCCTTGATACGAGACTTGCGGATTCCCCAGCGCATGCCTCTGACGCCGTAATGCATCAACTCCGAATGACCCATTCGCTTGTTGTGCCCCTTCTTGTAGTACCTACGAGCTGCTTCGGCGAGGGTTGCATCGGTTGCGTAGGTCTTGCCCAGCTGGCCGGTATCGAGTTCGTTGTAATACTTCTCCCGACGCTCGGTAGCGGTGAGCTGACGGTTACGCTGGTTGCCGAGACGCCAGTCCCTGGCTGCCTTTGCTTGCGCCTTGCGCTTCTTGATGAAGGCCTCAATCGTAGCGATGTCATGATCGCCATACTTAGCCTTGAGTTTGGCCTCGTACTTGGCGCGGCGCTCAGCATTCCGCTGCTCACGACTCTTCCGAGCGCCTTTACGCATCCCCTTGACCCCGTAATGCATGAGTTGGTCACTCATGGAGTCTCCTTCTGTAGGTTGATACGCCAGGCGTACTCCTGAAGCTGCTTCTCGATCGCCGTTACAACGAAAGAGTTAGCAGGCGGGTCGAATACGAGCCGCACTTGCAGATACAGGTACGTCTTGACGGCCTCAACGTTCTTCGTGACGCCGCTGAGGTACTGATCCCAGGTCTCTGTCTTTCCGGTGATCTTGAACGAGGGGAGACCGATCTCCTCTGCGAACATGAGTGCCGTGTTTGTGTGGAGAATGATCTCCTGATCGAAAGCCGTGTAGTCCTCGGTGATGCCGAGAGCCTTCTTGATGTCATTCAATATCGAATCAGCCACGGTCACCTCCAGGGTATCGTGTCGTTCGGCGTTCTCTCGACTAGAGGCTTGGGTAACAGGCTCGCGTCGCCGAAGTGAATCGCGTTGTGTGTGTCGTGTCGCACGCAGACCAGGTATTCGGGATCGAGGATGTCGGGATTGAACTCCCCCTCGAGGTCCTCGGGCCGAATTGGGTTCATGTGATGAACGAGAATCTTACCGTAGATGTCGTGACCCGGGACCCCGAGGTCGCATGCGTCGTCTCTGAGGATGACCTTCTGCCTCGCTTGACGCCATTCGGTCGAGTGGTAGAAGGATTGGTTCAGATACCGTTCGAAACCGAAGGTCTGATCCCCTGGATCCTGATTGAGACGTAGGTACTCGTACCGATCCTCGAAGGATTCGATGCGAGAGAGTTCATGGTAGGTCCGAATCCGACTCAAGACCCACACCTCCTCCGGCGTAGGACTTGAATGCCTCGAGAACCTCCTTGTAGGCCTCCTCCCCTCGTGCTGAGGCCGCCAGAGCGTCGGCTTTGGCCTTGAGCATGTCGTTCTCGGCCTTGATTCGCTCCTGCTCCAACCGCTCACGGCTCGTGGCGAGCTTGAGGTAGTGCGTGATGATGGAAGGAGGAGCCGTGCCGTCCAGTAGCATCTCCTCGGCTCGCTGGACTGCGAGCGAAATGAGTTGATTCTCCTGCTGCTCCGGAGTGGCGGCCCGTCCTCTGGGTGACTTCTTGGCCCTTGCCACGGAGTTCTCTCCTATTCCGGGTTCCTTTGCTGTTTCCGAATCCGGGTTTCAGGTAGGACAGGACGACTTGCGTACCCCTCGTTGGGTAGAAAGGAACGAACGCAAGAAGACCCCAACGACACAGGTCGTCCTGTCTTATCCGAAACCCAGATTCGGGATGCCCAAACCTACCTCCGGGGAAAATGTGAGGTGCGGGCCGATGACGGGGGGTGGGCCATTTTGCGGACCCTGTCCCCCC